CCTATATAAATACAAGGGAACTAAATACAGATGAACAAAAAGAACTAACTGTTGGATCCAAAGCCAAACGCCGAAAAACCCGGGACTACTCCGCCGAGTTCCTCGGCTTTTGGATCAGCTATCAAAAAATTCCAAAACGTGCCTCTGGTCAGTCCAAGCCCAAAGCATGGGCAGAGTGGCAAAAGCTCCCCAAAGCCACCCAGCAGGCCCTAGAACGCGCCTTAAGGCTCGCTTTGAAGGAACAGGCCGCAACGGAGCTAAAGGGCGGCTTTGCTGCCGCTTTCCCTGATTGCTTCCGTTGGTTACGGGATGGCCGCTTTGAGGCCCACCTGGAAACTGCCACAAGCCAACCAGCCTGCCCGGTTAATGCGCGGCATCCTCTACCCACGGGCGAAGACCCGTTCTAAATTGCCACCGCTCAATGGCTTCTCATAAACGCTCTGCCTCGCGCAGATCCAACGATTTCCTGGCCCCACGCGTCCAGTGCTTTGCCTGCTACGACACAGGCATTGTCAGCAACTCAGACGGCTTGGTCTGGAACTATGTCCCGGACTACGACATCGACCTCAACACCGGCAAACGCTGCGGCGGTCTGGACCTAGCCATCGTCTGCCACTGCACCGCGGCTTACGAATCCCAGGACTTTCAAACCAACGTCACCCGCAGCGGTTACCGCACATCCGACGCCGTTAAGTCCGTTGAAACCAACGGCTACCAACAACAGCTCGGGATCCTCATCAGCAAAGAGCACACCCGCGAAATCCACCGCGCCCGTCGTGCCTCTTGGGAGATCACATGCCGCAACATGGAAGACGTGAGAAAAAATGCTGCAGACGGCGGAAAAGCCGTCCTCCCGGCATACATTGAAAATGTGCGCGCCCAACTGCTGGACGCAAAAAACCTCTTGCCCGCAATCTGACTAGATGAACCTCATCACAGTTCGGCAGCGTCCCGTCGTGGATCGCCTGCTGCAGCTCTGCGACGAAACTGGCGCAGTCATGGCCGCTGTCCAAGACAACAGCATTGACGAACGCGTGAGAATCCCTGAGACAGCCCTAACAAAGCTGCGCGTTCTAAAAAAAGAAATTAACCACGTTCTGGAAAATGCCTAAAGTCTCCCTCACTCTCGAAGATCATCACATCGCAGCCTTGGATGAACTAGCGGCACAGCAAAACTGCACCCGCTCCGATATCCTCCGCTCTTGCCTGATCAGCGATAAAACGCTCACACCGCAAAAGTTCAACCGTGCAGCTGCCGCCGTTCAACATGCTTTCGGCGGCTTTCTATCCCGTGATCAAGCTACCCACATAACTGCAGTCGCTCTAAACTCCCTGCACCAATGTGAATAGCAATGGCTTCCCCTCAAGCCCTTGGTGACCTTCAGCTGCTACCTGCTGCAAGCTTGAAGCCATACAAAAACAACCCACGGCAACATTCAGACGCACAACTTGATCGTCTAGTCCGTTCGATTGAGGAGTTCGGTTTCACTAACCCGATCTTGATCGATAGCGACCTAAACGTGATCGCAGGGCATGGCCGCCTGATGGCTGCCAACCTGATGGATCTCAAGATGGTTCCGACGCTCACCATCGAGCACATGACGCCTGAGCAGCAGCGCGCCTATGTCATCGCCGACAATCAGCTAGCACTCAACTCAGGCTGGGATGACGATCTGCTTCAGTCTGAGCTCGCAGCGCTCGGTGATCTTGGTTTCGACCTCACTGTTCTTGGCTGGGGTGATGAGCTGCCGTCTTTCGCAGACGACCCTGATTACTCAGCGCTGGACGATCTCGAAGACCCAACAGACGACCTGGCTGATGGCGTCATGAAGGCGATCCAGATTGAGTTTCGCCCCGAAGACTACGAGGAGGCCAAGGGCCTGGTAAACGCTGCTCGAAAGCGCGGCGACTATGTCGGAATGAAGCTGATCGAGGCGCTTGCAGCATGAAGCTGAAGCAAGATTCGATCGGCGGCATCAAGTTCTACCACCGCCCCGGTTTCAGCGACCTGAAAACCTTTGAAGAGGTGATCGGGCGGAAAACATATCTGAAGCGCGGCCTCAAGATTCTCCCCGGCGAGAAATGGATGGATTGCGGCGGCAATGTCGGGGCCTTTACTCTGCTGGCCTGCTCGCTTGGCGCTGAGGTCACGGTCTACGAGCCTGACCCTTTCAACGTCGATATGATCAAGCGCAATCTGCGTCTTAACGGGTTCGATGCGACCGTCAAGCAAGCAGCGCTAGTTCACGACGACCGTAAAAGCGTCACGCTGTTTATCGGCAATAACAGTCAGGTTTGGCGGAACTCAATCGTCCGCAAGTGGAACGACAAGGGCATCAAAGTGCCCTGCCTCAACTTCGACGACGAGGCTCAGGGCTTCGACGGCTGCAAGATGGATATCGAGGGGGCTGAGATGCCGATCCTCGAAACCACTAAAGCCAAATTCAAAAAGCTCGTTTACGAGTGGTCGTTTGACATAGACCCGTCGCTTGTGAGGCTTTGGGGCGTCATCGACCGTCAGAAGCTCTCATATCGCGTTGAGGCTGCCTGGAACAGCATTTGCTACAACGACCAACGAGAAACCGTCTGGCAGTCGAGCTGGTTTCCTGCTTGCACCAATGTTTTTTGCTTCCACCGATGACTCTCCCGCGACTTGTCCTTGAGCCTGTAAAACGCTCCCTCGGCATCGGCGACCCGCCGCCAGAAATCGAGCCCAACATTCACGACGACTGCATCCTCGTCGACCCTGATGGTACCGAGGTCGGGCTCTTTATCCGTGAGCTGCCTCCGCAGCTGAAAAACCTCATCGACATCGCTGATGCCGAGGTCAACTCAGAGCGCGTTCCCAAAACAGTGATGGATCGCAAACGACCTTTGCCACCAGGTCCTGATGGCAAGCGCCGATATCTTGTCGTTTCGCAGTATTCATCAATCCTCGGCAGCGTTCCACCCAAACCGCACATGCGGCGACCATACGCTTCACGCTCCTCTGTTCACAGAACAAAATCCGCCAACACTTTTGTCAAGGCGATGAACGCTGCAGGCGCTCTTGCTTATGACCTGATCCGCGAAATCACGCCCGCCGTCGCCGAAACGCACTCAAAGGTTGTTGCCGCTCGCGTGCCAGAGCAATGGCGCTTTGCCAAGCATTTTTCCTCCACTATCTCCAACTGCAACATCGCTGCGCCTGTCCACCAGGACCACGCCAACGTCAAAGGGGCAATCAACATCATCATCACTAAACGCCGCAACAGCACTGGCGGCAATCTGCATGTGCCTGACTACAACGCAACCTTCGACCAGGCAGACGGTTCGATGCTGGTTTATCCCGCTTGGCGCAACATGCACGGCGTCACGCCAATCGTCACTACACATCAAAACGGTTACCGCAACAGCCACGTCTGGTACGCTCTGGACGGATTTGCCGCGTTAGTCTGACGTCATGGCAGGCCAAACCCGCTGTACTGCAGCAGAAAAGCAGTTTCGTATAGCCCGCTGCTCGCGGATGATGGCAAACGGGGCAACGCGCTCCGACCTTGTGCAATATGCCGCTCACACCTGGGGGATCAGCAAGAGGCAATGCGATGAATACATTGCTGAGGCAAGAAAAGAGCTAGAGGAAGATTGGAACTTGGACCGGCAAGCTTTTGCAGCAGTGCTTTTGTCTCAGTTAAATATCGTCCACAAAAAAGCGCTTGAAACATCGAACCTTGCAGTTACGCTTGGTTGTATTAACAGCGCCGCAAAGATTGCGCGTCTATACGATTAGTGTCTGCCCTTTCTTGCATCCCCAAAGGCAACATTCTTCAGCCGATTGGGTCTGATGCAGAGTTGCAAGATGTAGACGGTTTGCTTGAGCAAATCCGCAACGACCTCCACCCTGGCCAGCGGGCGTTCTTTGACGACAATCAAACTGAGATCCTTGGCCTGTCCGCGGGTTACGGCGCTGGCAAGACCCGAGCGCTTTGCGCCCGTGCAGTGGCCCTAGCTGCGCTGAATCAAGGCTTCACCGGTTGCGTGATGGAACCAACGGGCCCGCTTATCCGCGACATTTGGATGACTGACTTTGAAAGTTTCCTGGAGCATTACTCAATCCCATACACGTTTCGGGCCTCACCGTTGCCTGAGTATGTGCTGCACTTGCCTCGGGGCGACACCAAGATTCTTTGCCGTTCGTTCGAGAACTGGTCACGGATCATCGGCCTGAACTTGGCTTGGGTGTTGGCTGATGAGATCGACACGGTCAACCCGACGACCTGCAGCAGGGCGTTCCCAAAAATCCTCGGCCGTTTGCGCTCTGGCAATGTGCGGCAGTTTGCAGCAGCGTCAACGCCGGAGGGTTTCCGCTGGATGTGGAACACCTTTGGCTCAGAGGATGCTCAGAAACGCAGCGACCGGAAACTCATTAGGATGCGGACGGCAGACAACCCGCATCTGCCCCAAGACTTCATCGAGCGGCTGCAGGCCAACTACGACCCGTCACTACTCCAGGCGTATCTGGAAGGGCAGTTCTGCAACCTAACGACCGGCCAGGTTTACGACCGCTTCAGCAGAGAGAAGCACGTTACCTCCGCCACCCCGAATATCAGCGCCGAACCCCTGCGCGTGGGCGTTGACTTCAACGTAGGCAACATGTCAGCCGCAATCGCTGTCCGTCTTGGGAACTCACTTCATCTGGTCGATGAGATCAGCGGAGCCCATGACACCGATGCCTTGGCCCAAGAGATCCGCCAGCGATACCCAGACCATCGCGTTTTTGTATACCCTGACGCATCAGGCGGAGCACGATCTACTAATGCCAGCCGAACCGACATCCAGATTCTGGAGTCCTACGGCTTTTCCAATCAGTCATCAGCCAGCAATCCACCCGTTAGAGATCGCGTGGCAGCTGTGCAGGCGCTTTTGGAAAATGGCAAGGGCGAAGTTCGCTTTCAGGTAGCTGCGAGCTGTAAACGCTCTATTGAATGTTTGGAGCTTCAGAGCTACAACGAACGCGGCGAGCCTGACAAAGATGCGGGCTACGACCACATGAACGACGCCCTGGGTTATTTGATCTGGCGCGAGTTCAACCCCTTGCACGCCCGTGCAGGTCGAGGCACTGGCATCCGCCTCTATTAAACTTCAGCTATCGGACGGGGTAAGGCGTTGTACTCAGGATTCACCAGCGGCCGAAAAAGAATTGGCACTGCCACTAAGGTCAACGACCCCAATACCGCTTGGGTCAACATGGAGCCCCATTGGCTCCTGATTGAAACCCTATTGCAGGGCACCTATGGGATAAGAAAGAAACACAGAAAATATCTGCCGCAGGAGCCAAGAGAACTAGATGAGGCATACGACAACCGGCTGATCCGTTCTGTTCTTGCCCCGTTCTATGTGCGCCTTGAGCGGATGTTGGCCGGCATGTTGACACGCAAGCCCGTGCGGCTGAATGACGTGTCCGACATGATCCGCGAGCAGCTGTTTGATGTTGATCTGCAGGGCAACGACCTGAACGTCTGGACTTACGAAACCGCCAAGAAGTGCATCCGATATGGCCACGTTGGCGTGTTGGTTGATGCGCCTGCTGCAGGCCAGAACGGCCGCCCGTATTGGGTCACCTATACGCCGCGGGATATTTTGGGCTGGCGCACTGAGATCAAAGACGGCAGGCAGCAACTGATCCAGCTGCGGCTCAGTGAGCGCACCATCGTGCCTGATGGGCTCTACGGCGAGAAAGAGATTGAGCAGGTCCGTGTCCTGACCCCTGGGGCTTTTGAGATCCACCGCAAGGGCAAGCAAGGGAACTTTGAGGTGGTCGATGAAGGAACGACCAGCCTTAGCGAGATCCCGTTTTCTGTGGCCTACTCCAACCGCGTAAACCTGCTGGAGTCGCGGCCGCCGCTGGATGACATCGCAGAGCTCAACCTGAAGCAGTACCAAGTCCAGAGCGATTTGGACAATCAGCTGCACATCAGCGCGGTTCCGATGCTCGCCATTTATGGATTCCCGCAGTCGGCCGAGGAAATCAGCGCAGGCCCAGGCGAAGCGTTGGCATTGCCAGAGGGTGCCCGCAGTGAATACATCGAGCCGGCCGGCAACAGCTACGCCGCTCAGTTCCAACGTCTAGACCAGATCGCTAGCCAGATCAATGAGTTGGGCATGGCCGCGGTTTTGGGCCAGAAGTTGAGCGCAGAGACTGCCGAGGCCAAGCGCATCGACCGCAGCCAGGGTGACTCGGCGATGATGGTGGTGGCTCAGCAAATGCAAGACCTGATCGACAACTGCCTGGTTTTCCACGGGCAGTATCTGCAGGACAACCAACCCGGCAGCAGCTTTGTCAATCGGGACTTTCTTTCGACTCGGCTTGAGCCGCAGGAAATCCAAGCGCTGCTGCAGCTTTACACCGCCGGCACGATCACCCAAAAGACGCTGCTGGATCAGCTGGCAGAGGGCGAAGTGTTGGGCGATGACTTCGACGTGGAGGAAGAACTGGAGGCAACTGAGGCCGGCGGCTTGATTGACTCTGAGCCACCCCAGGTGCCTGAGTCTTCAGAAATGCCACAGCCTGAAGAACAGCCCGAGCTGGTTGAGTAAAGATGAGGGAGTTCCTGACGCGGATGTGGCACCTGATGCACAAAGGCAAACCAGTGCAGACCCTTTACTACGTTGAGGAACAGCTGCGCGGTCGGAACTTTGCTGTGGTGCGAATCAGCTGGAAACAAGAGGGCAGGGTAATTGCGGTGATTGAGCGGAAGATTGAGCCAGGCACTGAAATGGCCAACGAGTTTTCGGAGTTTGTCGAGGAAGCGTTATCGGTGGGCAATGATGTGGCCGTGATTTGCTGCGAGCCTGCCAGCAGCTTTGGCTTCATTGAGTAATGGGCACCCCGGCCGCTTTTTATAACAACGCGGTCGATTTGAACCGCTATTCAAACAAGGTCGCGCGTCAAATCATCCGAACCTATAACGACGTGATTTTGGACGCCGTGGGCCAGCTTGCGGTTTTAGACGATATGACCGCGCCGATGCGGGCTGCACGGTTGCGGGCGATCTTGGCGGATCTGAAGCAGTCGCTGGACGGCTGGGCTGGTGATGCCACGACTTTGGCGGTTTCGGAGTTGCAGGGCTTGGCTGTTTTACAGACTGAGTTTGTGGAGGAAGAACTGCGGAAGGCGTTGCCATTGGCTGCGCGCGATCAGATCCGCAGCGTTCAGGTCACCCCAGGTTTCGCTCAGGCGGTGGCTGTGACTGATCCAACGGCGATCAATGTGGTGGCATTGAGTGATGACCTGCAAGCGGCTGTGACTGGCGCGCCGGCTACGTTTCAGCTGACAGCGGCCCAGGGCTCCACGATCACGCTGCCCAACGGCAAGGTCTTGGAAAAATCCTTTAGGGGCCTTGCTGAATCCAATGCTGAGATGTTTGGCCGGGTTGTTCGCACTGGTTTTATCCAGGGCAAATCAATTCAAAGGATGAGCCGCGAG